GATCCAATTAATACGATGTGTATTGTGGTATCTACGTCCAAGATTGACGCCAAGCAGCGTATCTGGGCGGCATTGGTCAAGATGTATCGCGAAGCCCGAAACATGGGATTGGCCTCTGGAAGGCTTATTGAGTCCATGGACATCATCAAGCTTTCTGATGAAGAGGGGGCTGTTATCGATCCCGAAACTGGCGTGAGTGATGCATCATCAATCATGCTTCTTGCGGCTGGCGACGAATACAAAGATGATGCCCAAAAACGACTTCAGGGTAAGAAAAATCGTCGTATTGTGTTGATAATAGACGAGTTACAAGACTGCTCGGCTTCCGTAATTAACGAGGCGGTATGGGGGTTTAAGGGCGCACAAGAACTCTACATTGTTGGCGCTGGCAACCCATCATCCATCTTCGACCCCCACGGGAAGTTCTGCGAACCCATCAAGGGGTGGATGAGCGTGGACGAGCAAACCCCAAACTGGAAGATACGAGTGGCTGGTATTGAGGGGGTATGCATCAGGTTTGATTCAGAAAACGACAACCCCAACCAACAATCCTTCGATGCTGGCAAAGGACTCCGCTACCCATTCCTACCCAAGCCCAACGATGTAACATTGGCCAAGAAGGAACTTGGAGAACTTAACCCACAGTATTGGAGAAAATTTCGGGGCTTCTGGCCTCCCGCAGATGCCGATGACTCCACGATTGTATCAGATATCTTGCTGGCCCGTCACGGGGCACTTGAAAAACCAATATGGGACGGAACCCCGAAAGATATAGCAGGGATTGATCCCAGCTACACCGAAGGTGGAGACCGTTTCGTCTTTACCCACATGAAGTATGGGAAGCTGATAAGTGGGAAATGGGCGATAGCAGTAGAGAAACAGTATGTTCTCAACAGAAGGGCTGGATCTCAGGAAGACTTTCAATATGAGATGATCCAGCAAATTCACGATCTTTCGGTCAAATTGGGAATACCAAATCAATGGATGGGGGTTGATGCTTCGGCGGGTGGTATCTTTTGGTCTATTGGAGAGCGAGAACTCCTAAAGGGTTGGCATGCAGTAAGTTTTGCAGGGGCGGCGTCTGATTTACCCGTTAGCGCCCAATACGCCATGAGGAATGAGGTCACGGGAAAACCCCAAGTCGGCAAGGAATTGTTCCACAACATGGCCTCGGAACTCTGTTTTGCTGCCCGATACTTCCTAGAATGCGAACAACTCAAAGGAATTACCCCCGATCTTGCATGGGAAATGACTCAAAGAAAGTATGTACGAAGGACTCGGAAGATTATTATTGAGTCCAAGACAGACATGAAGAAGCGAATCGGGAAATCGCCTGACTTATTCGACTCATTTGCAGTAGGACTTTTTGTGGCCCGTAAAGTATTTGGGGCGATGGCGGGTAGTGAAGCGATTGAGGAAAAGAAACGGCTCAACAAGGAGACGTTTAAAAAACTCAAACAAGCCTTGACTATAAAGAAGAATTGGTAGATTCTATTTGCCATTTATGGCTCAACTACCGATTGCGGAAGCGGATATCTGTATTTTTCAAGGTGCCACTTTCAATCAAACATTGTTTTACGAGACAGGAGAACCTTCTGCTCCCGTGGATCTTGCTGGCTATACAGCCAAGATGCATATTCGGTCAAAGCCCGAATCCAAAGCACTAATCCTTGAATTATCAACTACCAATGGTAGAATCGTTTTGAATGAAAATACAGGATCTATTAGACTATCTATTTCGGCGTCCGACACCGCCTCCCTCTCCGTCTGCGATAAAGCCGTATATGACCTTGAGCTTACAACAGGGGCCGTCACAACCCGAATCTTGCAAGGTAATGTTATCATTTCACCAGAGGTTACCCGATAAATGAGCAAAATTTGTATTCCTATTCCTTCTTCCAGTGTTATCGGCGTTTCTTCGACTCCGATTAATACTCCCAGCATCAATATCCTTCGTGTTGAGCCGTCCATCACTGGACTCACTGGTGGTGCAGCTACGGATCTTGATTCACTCAATACTGTTAGCGGAACCTATGCGGTTGGCATTGTTGTGTTTGTTGTTATTGGGGGAGTTCCAGCTATCTATCAACTAACCAATGGGACTGACGCCGAAAATGAGCCATTCGTCATCCGCCCAAATGATTATGACAACCAAACTGGAACAAAGCGTGTTTGGAAACGATTAATGTAAAATGAAATATATCCTCTCACTTATTATCGGCGGAGCCTTGGTTGTTTCTGGTTTCGGGCAAACACGAAATGTTTTGGTTGGAACCAACAACACGGTGGTTCAACCAACCAATTTTTGGAGCGCCGATGCTTCTAATGCTCGTTCTGGTCTTGGTCTTGGAAGCGCAGCCACCAATCCCACAACAGCATTCCAGCCAGCTTCTTCGGCGTTGACAAATCTTTCCACCAACAATGGCGGCTCATTGATCAATTTACAGGCCACAAATTTGGTTGGAATAATCCCCGCCTCTAATATTTCTACTGTAAATTTTACCAATATTTCTGGAACACTTGCGTTAACTTCGGGTGGAACTGGAGCCACCAACGCCGCAACAGCAAGAACAAATCTTGGATTGGGAGAAACAAACAGTCCAACTTTCAAAAAGATAGTACTAAATCCTTTTGCTTCTGGCGCTCTTGGATTGCAATTTGGAACAAATGACACTGGTTTATATGTTGGCGGCTCTTATGATCAAATTAGTTTTCGTGCAAGTGGCACTAATTTATTTACCGCTAATAGTGGTTTTGGAATATTAAATTTTGATGTTGCCCCAACATTTACATTACCAGATATAACGAGAACAAATCTTGGGCTTGGATGGTCAGCACTAACAAATACAAATTCTGGAACTGGCCTTGTTTCTGTCAACACCAATGGAGATGTGGTAAGTCCGACCAATTTCTGGCAAGGAGCGCCGATTGCCACCACTGTCCAATATCAGACCAATATTACTGGAACATCAACAAATTCCGCAACAAATAGCCGCAATCTTTTCCTGTTCAGTCTTTCTGCTTCGGTATCTGGGGTTACCAATACGGTGACATTACCCACGAACCCCGCAACCACATTTGAAGGAGATAGGGCAACTATTACCCATTTGGCCCAAACAACCAATGCGGTAACAGCCATTAGGCAATTGGGCGCAGCAACCAATCTAATTACTCTCAACCAACTTGATGAAACGGTTTTGTTGATATATCGCAGCGGAGCATGGAGACTGGCCGATAACATCTCCTACATTGAGCCTATCTATTTTTCAGGAACCAATGCATCAGCCAATGCGGCGGCGAGCAGAACTAATTTGGGAATTGGCGCAACTTGGCTCACCAACACAAACGTCACAAATTTCCGCACGGCTATTGGGTTGGGTTCTGCCAATGGCGTTTCCTTTGCGACTGTTTCTGCACAAGAAATTTACGACAGTGTTGGAAACAGGGCCATTGATTTGGAAAATTTTATTTTAAGTGTTGGAACAACTTCCGCTCTTGAGTGGGCAACAAATCAAGTTCAAGTCAATGTTCCAATTCTGTTTAACGGAATCAATACCGCTGCAACCACACGCACCAACCTCGGCCTCGGTGAAACAAGTGAGCCAGAATTTCAAGCCATATTGTTAACAGAAGGCACAAACACATTCACACTAAGTGCTAGTGCTGGAGTCAATCGAACCAACCTCGGCCTTGGAGGAACAAATGCTGTTACGTTTGGTTCTTTAATAATTAATAGCGCCTCTTTGGGTGAAGCGACGAATACATCAATCAGATTCGGAACAAACAATGTTGGTTTTTATGCTGGTGGAGTTTCTTCTGGAAGACTAACAGCGGCTCAAGACGGAAATACAATTTGGATTATTGATGATACAAACACCATTGGATTTGGCGTTTACTATCCAATTACGTTTCAGGGCGCAGCCGCAACAACCAATGCAGCTATTACCAGAACTAATTTAGGACTTGGCAGTGGAGTTACAACTAATCTTGATATTAAACTTAATAACAATGATGGAATGAGGCTTTATTTTTCTAACGGAATCTTGACCAACGCCGCAACCCCGATTCCCTAATGACCAACTACTGGAGACTTGAGAGAGATATCGAAATCGTCCAAGGAAAAACATGGACGGCGAAGTTTCGTTATCTGACCAAGTCCTGTAAGGGAAAGTCCAATGTCCCAGTGAATCTTACGGGCTACGGGGCAAATATGGTGATTCGTGAGTGCGCCAAAGATAGTGCTACTTTGCTCACATTGACCTCTGGAAGCGGGATTACGCTTGGAGGAACCGCTGGTACTATCGAAATAGAAATCACCGCCACGCAGGCCGCAAACCTCACAGCAGGCGACAACGTCTACGAAATAGAACTCTACCAAGGCTATACCTACATCGCATTCGCCACTGGTAAGGCCAAGGTCTATCAGGAGATTGCCCGATGAGCCAAGAAGTCATTGAGGTAACAGAGAGAGAAGTAGAGATTATTGAGATCGTGGAGCGCGGCCCTGTGGGGCCAACTGGCCCGCAACCCGATATCAACTATACTGTAGTTTCGTCTAATACGACTCTCCAAACGGCAGATCTTATTGCCGCCAATACTGCTGGTGGAAGTTTTACTCTGACACTTCCAGCCAATCCAAGTGCTGGCGATGCGGTGGACATCTTTGATTACTCCGACACATTCGATACAAATAACCTGACCATCGCCCGAAACGGACAACCCATCGAAAGCTTGGCAGAAGATCTTATCTGCAATGTAAAAGGCGCGTATTTTACACTAATCTACACTGGAGCAACAAGAGGATGGCAAGTGTTGCCTCGCTATGGAACTTCTGGCGGCGGAGGAGAAACAGTCCTCACAACCCAAGGTGACATGCTTTATCGCGGGGTTGGGGTCAACGCCCGACTCCCAATTGGCACGGCAGGACAGGTTCTTAAAGTAAATAGCGGAGCCACCGCTCCCGAATGGGGAACCATTTCTACCGCACCAAGCGGCCCCGCAGGAGGAGACCTTACAGGAACCTATCCCAATCCCACCTTAACTACTTCAGGGGTTGGCGCGGGAACCTATACTAAAGTCACTGTAGATACCAAAGGACGAGTTACCACGGGTGCGTCCGCTACGAAATCAGACGTTGGACTTGGCAATGTGGACAATACAAGCGATGCGAATAAGCCCATCAGCACCGCTACCCAGACTGCGTTAGATCTCAAGGCCAATCTGGAATCCCCTGCGCTCACGGGAACCCCGACAGCCCCGACAGCATCTGCTGGAACAAATACTACTCAGATTGCCACTACGGCATTTACGCTGGCAAATCGCGGAGACCGATACCTAACAACCAGCACATCGTCTCATTCTCTTACTTCTGGTTCCAAGACATTTACTGTACAGTCGGGACTTAGCTACAGCCCGACACAAGACGTTACGATTGTCTATGATCTAGACCCCACAAATAAACATATGCATGGAGTGGTTACAAGCTACTCTGGAACAACGCTGGTAGTCAATGTGGAGGCTGTCGAAGGAACTGGTGGGCCATTTACAGCTTGGACGATCAATGTTGGCGGGCTTTTGACGGCACAAGGGGCACTTCTAGAGGTTAACAATCTCAGTGATGTGGCCAACCCCGCAACCGCACTTACAAATATCGGAGGCGTTCCGACAAGCCGAACAATTAGCGCGGGAACAGGACTCGCTGGCGGAGGCGACCTCACAGCCAATAGAACACTCGCAGTAAGCTACGGATCTTCGGCTGGCACGGCCTGCGAGGGGAATGATGCGCGATTGAGTGATGCGAGGACGCCAAGCACGCACGCCGCAAGTCACCTCGCAGGCACACCCGCCATTGCCGCCAGCTACACAGGCATCGGAGACAATGAAACTTTTTCGGAAGAAGTAACCATCACGGCCAACACCGCAGGCACGGCGGGCAACAGCATCACGCTGACCTTCGATGGCGTGGACGATGTGGATACCGTGCTGGCCGCTTGGAACACAGCCAATCCGTCAAACCAAGCAACGCGACAAGAAGGCGATGGCGGGCAAGTTCCCGAAGATGGCGACTCGCTTACGCTTTCGGGCGGGGTTGCTGGCATTGCTGGCGGAAGCGATCCGATTTACGACCAAGACCTCAACACCACCAACTCGCCAACATTTGAAAAACTAACGATCAGCAATGGCGGCACCTATTCCATCAAATCCAACGGCACCAGCATTGCTGGGTCTGGCGCGGAATTTGAAATTGCCCCAAGCGCAGGCAATCCAATCATTGCCTCTACTGCGGCTGGAGAAGTTGTTTTTGCTGGCAGCAGCGCATTTTTTGGATTTGCTGACCGCGCAGCATCGACAGACCCGACCAAGCATGGCGGATTTTACAAAAACAACGGTGTAGTCAATTTTTGGAGCAATCCTAACCAGCAAAACATCGTTTCCATCTCGGATAATGGTGACGTTCTCATTGGCAACACAGGCTACGCAACGCCGAATGGAACGGCCTCCACCAGTTCGTGGGGCAAAAAGTTTTTGGTCGACGGCAACATCAGCACAAAAGACGCCGAAAACAACTTTGTCGCCACGTTCGAGGCGCAGGACAAACTCTCTGCCAACCGAACCTACGATCTTCCAAACGCAAACGGAACCCTTGCTCTCACAACCGACAACGCCGACCAGTTCGGCAGCGGAGTCGCAGCAGATGGCTACGTCCTGACCGCTGACGGCGCTGGCGGGGCAGCATGGGAAGCGGCAACTGGAGGAGGCGGCGACACCGTCTCAATCGAAACAACCGCCGCAGATGTTCTTTCCGTCTCTTCGGGCGCAATTTCTGCCGATGACGCGGGCGCGGATCGGATTGTTTACTGGAACAACACCAGCAACAAGCTCGCCTACGGCACACCCTCCGATGTCGGCGCGGCGGCAAGCTCGCACACGCACTCGGACGCCACACAGTCTGTCGCTGGCTTCATGTCCACGGCGGACAAGACCAAGCTGGACGGAATTGCTTCGGGCGCGGAAGTAAACGTCAACGCCGACTGGAACGCATCGAGCGGTGACGCGCAGATTCTTAACAAACCGACCCTCGGCAACAGCGCCACACTCAACACGGGCACAACCGCAGGCACGGTTGCCACTGGCAACCATTCCCACGAACTAACCTCCCTCGCCGCCACAGGCGCGACCAACGGCCATGTGCTGACGGCCAATGGATCGGGCGGGGTAACATTTGCGGCGGCATCTGGAGGAGGATCTGGCGGCACGAAGACCTACGCCGTCTTCACTGCCGAACACAACCAGCCGCCATCGACCAGCTTCGCCACTCTCGACACCCGCAACAGCATCGCCGTCCTCGACTTCGATGACGCCTCGACCGAATCTGCTGTCTTCGTCGGCATCATGCCCGAAGGCGCATCACTCGGCAGCGGCTTGATCGTCAATCTCGACTTCATGGCAACCACGGCCACCAGCGGCAACGTGCGCTGGAGTGTCGCCTTTGAGCGTTGCACGACCGACCTCGACAGCGATTCTTTCGACACGGCCACCGCTGCCACAGTTGCGGTTGCCTCAACCTCTGGTGTGGTCGCCGTGGGCAGCATCACTTGCACGGCCATCGACGGCATCACGGCTGGCGACTTGTTCCGTTTGCGGGTGCAACGGCTCGGAGCAGACGCCGCAGATTCAGCCAGTGGGGACATTGAGTTGGTCGCAGTTGAGTTAAGGAGCGCGGCGTAATGGCTTACAATTTTACAGCCGCGAGCAGTCAGTATTTGTCCACAGCTTCCACGCCTGTGACCAGTATGCCATTAACAATCGCTGCATGGTTTAATTCTAATGTATCAACAGCGCAAAGAGTCATTGCTCAAATAGGAAACACGGCTCTGGCTGGCGGAGAAGTGTATCGTCTTGTTATACCCTCAGGCGCTCAAGTTTTGCGGGCCATTTCATTAAGCGGAGGCGGATTTGGCGGAGCAACAACTTCCGTTCAAGCCGAGACAGCCTCGGGAACGGTAAGCAATCAAGTGTGGAATCATGGCGCTGGAGTATTTGAATCCACTACCTCAAGAACAGTATATTTGAATCACTCAACGTCTGCTTCAAATACCACATCATACTCGCCTCCCACTGTTGCCAACATCCATATAGGCGCAAACCTTACGAATAACACATCAGCGGCAGCGACTTGGTCTGGATTATTGGCCGAAGTCGGGGTCTGGTCAGCCGCCCTCACCGCCGATGAGATTAAGTCACTTTCGGCTGGCATGACCTGCGACAAGGTGCGTCCGCAGTCTCTTGTCTTCTACGCGCCCTTAATCCGCGACCTCCAAGATGTGCGCGGCGGCTTGACCATCGCCAACAACAACAGCGCGACAGTCGCCAACCATCCCCGCGTTTATGCCTAATCTCTACTACCGAATCAGCGACCCCAACGATGTCCGCGACCTTGGCGAGCAGATGGCCTCGTGGCAGCTTGCCGACAATCCCAAGCGTTTTGATTGGGCTGTAGTCCCCGAACCGCCGTCACCAAATGCCGTGTGGCAGGATGGGGCTTGGAGTGTGCCGCCTGTGGCGACGATGACCGCAGAAGAGGCTGTCAGCCAATACTTCTCTCCCTACCAGACGCTCGCCCTCCAGCGTTTTGAGATGGCATTGCTCCAAGCAGGCAGGCCCCTCGGCGCGAAAATGACCGCCTGCAAGACATGGCTGGAATCCGTGATGCTGGGCTGGGCGATGAATCCAACGCCCGCGCCTGCGGCCAACTTCGGAAGCCCTGCGGCATCGTTTGAAGAGGCTTCAAGCGAAGCGGTTCAGGATCTCAACAGCCCGAACCCCGAACCCTGAAACCCCGAAACATAATAGTCGCCTAGAACCCCGAATCCAAATATACTAAATAGAAATGGCCTTACTCTCCGCATATTACCCCCAGCCCGTAGTGGCAGGAACCACCGCAGGAACCTATGCGGAAGGTAATGATAGCCGTATTGTTGGGGCGGCACAGAAGGTTGGGGGTTCAGATATAGAGATTACCGATGCTTCCAAGGGTATTATTTTTCGGGATTCTAATGGAGTCCGTCACAGATACAGGGCTGGAACTGAAGGACAACTTATAGAGGAAATTGTGCCATGAAATATTTTCTAATTATTTTACTTGCTTTAGTTTCGGCGTCTTACGGACAGAAGCAAACTGTCATGGTTAACACAAATGGTGGAGTTGTTTTTCCAACAAATTTTTGGCAACAGGCTCCAATTTCCACAAATGTTCAGGAGTTTATTGGAACCAATGCTTTTGGACAAACCAATGGATTTCTTCAATTTGTTACCCGCCGTCACGATGTTACTTATCCACAGCAAACCAGTTGGACTCCAATACCAGACACTTATGCTGGAGTGACACCACAAGGCAGGCTTTGGTTGGCAAATTCCGATCCAACAACTAATAATTCCGTTTCTTTAGCTGTCTTTAGCAATGTTTTTAATCTTTCGCAGCAGACAAATTTAATAATAACAAACGCCAATGCCGCACATGGAGGTTATAGATATAATTCTGAACGCAATGTCATGTATGCTAGTGGCAGGAATGACCGAGTTATTGGAATTAATCCGACCAATTATTCTGTAAGTATTATTTCAACAAATGCTGGAGCCCAGCATAGACCAGCTTTGATAGTTGGTGCATTTATGTATGTCTCTAAAGGTGGTGCCCCTTCATCAGAGGCTATTAGTAAAATCAATTTAACCAATGATGTACAAGTAGATGTTGTTACCGTAGCGCCCACAAATGCTAATACGGCTGCAATCTATCGCATGGAAACCAATCCCGCTGGAACAATTTTGGCGGGAGCAATGACGGGACTAAGTGGATCTAATTCTGTTTTTTGGACAATTGCACTTTCAAACTTTTCAGCAACCAGAACCTCAACAACCAATTT